CATGTGCTACCGAAACGACGTTCTTGAAGAGGTTGCGTCGCGCATGGAACACGAATTCAAGATTCCGTTTGCTCAGGACACGGTTGCTTCTTTTGCTGCGTGGATTAGGGACATGAAGCGATGACGATCGATCAGAACTCATGCAAGCACAAGTACGTTGAGTACGAGAAAGAGGACAACGGTTATTGGTTCCGTTGCGTCTATTGTGGAAAAAAGATTTTTGGAAAGGTGGGAAGATGAAAAAGCAACTGCTTATCGGTTGCGGTTCGATGCGTGACAAGCGCATGACTTGCGACAACAACTATGAATGGGGCGAGCTAACCACGCTGGACTACAACGACCGCCACAAGCCTGACATGGTTTGGAACCTGATGTGGAAGGACGTGCTGCCCCCAACATGGAGGAACGAATTCGATGAGATCCATGCCTATGAGGTGCTTGAGCATCTCGGCCAGCAGGGTGATTACCACCGGTTCTTCGACCAGTTCTCCGCATTCCATCGCGCGCTCAAGCCGGGCGGCCACTTCTTGGCATCGGTGCCATCGCTTAAATCACCATGGGCATGGGGCGATCCGTCTCACAGCCGGGTCATCACGCCCGAACAGTTGATCTTTTTGGACCAAGCCAGCTACGAACAGGTTGGTAAAACATCCATGAGCGACTTCCGCAACATCTACCAAGTCAGTTTCCAGACCGTGCTTGCGGAGGACAACGGCGAAACATTTCATTTCATCTTGAAGGCGGTCAAATGAGTACAGCAAACACAGCCTTAATGACGGCGGCTCGGCAGGAGTTTGAGAAGCACCTGCTGACCAAGAACCTAGAGTTCAAGTGGGACGGTAAACGCTACACCAGAACAAACTTGCAAACAAAGTGGCGGTATTTCTTGTTGGGTTATTTTGCTGGAAGGAGCAAAGCATGAGCACAGTATTTGTAGCAGAGAAGACTCTGCCGATGGACGTCATTCGCATCGACGGCGGCACGCAGTCCCGTCTGAGCATTAAGGAGGATTTGGTTGAACGGTACGCCGAGAAGATGGCAGAGGGTTCAGCATTCCCCCCGGGCGTTGCTTTCTTTGATGGCAAGGAGTATTGGCTGGCCGACGGTTTCCACCGTTACCACGCGCTGCGCAAGAACAAGCGGGCAAGCATGGTCTGCCGCATCGTCAACGGCACCCTGCGTGAAGCAATCCTATTCAGCAAGAGCGCCAACGCCCTGCACGGTATGCCCATGACCTTGGAGGATCGCAAGCACAACGCAGTCGAGATGATGAACGACTTTGAGTGGGGACAGTGGAGTGATCGCGAGATTGCCGCCGCCTGTGATTTGTCGCACCCAACAGTCTCAAGGCTTCGTGAAACCCTTGGTATTGCAAAGCCAGATGTGGTCAAGTACCGCAACAAAACCACAGGCAGGGTCCACACCCAAAAGTCAAAGAATTCAGCCGCCGGCCCGGTGAAGTTGGTTGAGCCACCTGTCCCCGAGGTGACTGACAAGCCCGACGAAAAGCAGGAAGCTCTGGAATACTTGATCGAGGAAAACGACAAACTCAAAGACCAACTGGCCTCCGCCACATCAGAGGATCCAGACTTTGCCAAGTCCCACTTGGAAGAGTTGCGCCAAGAGTTGAAGCTGGCCAAGATCGAGTTGGCCGCGGTCATCAAAAGCCGTGACCAGTTCCAGTCAGAGAATGCTCAGCTCAAGAAGCAGGTGTCGTACCTGCAACGCCAGTTAAAGCAGGCTGCGTAATCAAGGGGGCATTTGCCCCCAACCCTAAGCCGAGGGGAATATTCGGTAGAGGACAGACATGAATTATTTGAGCGTGTGTAGCGGCATTGAGGCCGCAACGGTTGCATGGCATCCACTCGGATGGCGGCCAGTTGCGTTCTCGGAAATTGAGGCGTTTCCGAGCGCAGTTCTTCAGCATCATTACCCAGACGTGCCCAACGTGGGCGACATGACCAAGTACAAGGAGTGGGACTTTGGATCAAAAACAGTTGACCTTTTGGTCGGAGGAACACCCTGCCAATCTTTCTCAGTTGCGGGGCTTAGAAAAGGACTTGAAGACCCACGCGGAAACCTTGCACTCGTCTATTGCGGGATTCTTGACCACTTTAGACCCAAGTGGTTCGTATGGGAAAACGTGCCGGGTGTCCTCAGTTCATCTGGAGGACGGGACTTTGGTTCCTTCCTCGGGGCGCTGGCAGAACTCGGGTATGGGTTCTCATATCGAGTGCTCGACGCTCAGTACTTCGGAGTGGCCCAGCGACGCCGTCGTGTGTTCGTTGTCGGACATCTTGGAGACTGGCGACCTGCCGCAGAGGTTCTTTTTGAGCGCGAAAGCCTGCGCGGGGATCCTGCGCCGCGCAGAGAAGCGGGGAAAGGCTTTGCCCGAACTTCTGGCACGCTCACTGCAAACGGTGGCGGCCTCAATCGACCAGTCGGCAACGCCAACGAGCTCGACTTCTGCATTCCCACCACCTTCGACCGCCAAAGCAGCGGAGAGTATGGGACGGCTCCAGTAGCTTCGACCATCTCTGCGCGAGACTACAAGAGCCCAAGCGATCTGGTCATGCCGGTCGGCACGGACATTTTCAATGGCGCGATCACAGGTGATGTTGCCGTTCCGCTAACCCACAGGTCTGATGGCACGGGAACCGGCCCGACTGTCATGTCCAACATGGCGGTTCGCCGCTTGACGCCGATCGAGTGCGAACGGTTGCAAGGCTTTCCAGACAACTACACCGACATCCAGCCGAAGGGGAAACCCACGGCAGATGGGCCGCGCTACAAGGCGCTGGGCAACAGCATGGCTGTGCCAGTGATGGCTTGGATTGGCAAAAGAATTGCGGAGGTTTGATCATGTCATTGCAGTTGAGGCCGTACCAGGCCAGCATCTTGACTGCGTTGCGCGCCGGGTTCGCCAGCGGCAAGCGGTCACAAATCCTCTATGCCCCCACAGGAGCGGGCAAAACAGAGATGGCCATCGAGCTGTTGCGTGCCACCAAGGAGAAGGGCAACAAAGCTGCCATGATCCTGGACCGCATCGTTTTGTGCGACCAGACCAGCCAGCGTCTTGAGAAGTACAGCATCGATCACGGCGTCATGCAGTCTGGCCATTGGCGTTACCGCCCCTATGAGCGCATCCAGGTGTGCTCCGCCCAGACCATTGAGAAGCGCGGCTCATTCCCCGGTCTGAACCTGCTCATCGTGGACGAGTGCCACCAGACCCGCGAGCAGACGGTCGAGTTCATCAAGAACAATCCAGACGTCAAGGTCATTGGCCTGACGGCCACCCCTTTTACCAAGGGCTTGGGCAAGATTTACGAGAACGTCGTCTCCACCATTACCACCAAAGAGCTGGTGGGCCAGGGCGTGCTCGTCCCTCTGCGAGTGTTCATTGCCAAAGAGATCAACATGGATGGCGCCAAGAAGGTGGCCGGCGAGTGGTCACAGGCTGAGGCAAGCAAGCGTGGCATGCAGATCACCGGTGACGTGGTGGCTGAGTGGATCAAGATGACCCATGAGATCTATGGCCGCCCGCGCAAGACCATTGTGTTCTGTGCTGGCGTCGACCATGGCACCGATCTCGCCCGCAAATTTGCGGAGCAGGGCTACAACTTCATCAGCATCAGCTACCGGGATGACGGCGATTTCAAGAAGGAAGTAATCGAAGACTTTGCCAAGCCCGACACAGAGATCCACGGCCTCATCGCCACAGACATCCTGACCAAAGGCTTTGACGTGCCCGACGTAATGATCGGGGTATCGGCCCGCCCATTCAGCAAGTCTTTGTCCTCCCACATCCAGCAGATGGGCCGGGTCATGCGGGCAAACCAAGACAACCCAGACGATAAGCCGTTCGCCCTGTGGCTCGACCACAGCGGTAACTACCTGCGATTCCGGGAAGACTGGGAAGAGGTCTACGAGAACGGCGTATCAGAGTTGGACGAAGGCAAGGAAAAGCCCAAGAAAGAACCCACAGAGAAGGAAAAGAAAGAAGCTAAGTGCCCGCGGTGCGAAGCTTATATGCCCCGTTACCTCGACACCTGCACCCACTGCGGCTATGTCCGGGAAAAGAGAAGCTTGGTGGACACGGTCCCGGGCGAGATGGCAGAGCTTCAGACCATGAGCCGCGAGAACAAACAGAAGTGGTGGTCCATGCTCCAGTGGTATGTGCAGCACATGGGTAAGAAGCCCGGCTGGGCGGCCCACACATACAAGGACAAGTTTGGTGTTTGGCCCAAGAATCTGAGCGATCAGGCTGAGACGCCCGACATAGAAGTCTCACACTTTGTGGAAAAGAAACGCAAGCAATACATCAAGTTGGTAAAGAAAGGAATCATCAAATGACAGAACGTGAAATATTAAAGCTGGCGCTTGAGGCGTTGAAGGGTTATCGACGCGAATTGAATGACGATCAACCATGCGATGCAGAACAGGGCATCGAAAAACTCTTGGCACAGCCAGAGTTTATCAAGCACGAAGTTGAGAGCGCAGAGGACTGGTCTGAATGGGTATGCCCAAACCCGCAAAGCTACCTGATGAAGTGTTGTGACTGCGGGCTGGTACATGAGGCGCAATTCAAGGTGGTGCGATACAAATCAGAAGACGACCGTGAAGATTGCGACATGGTGGCCGACCCAAATCTGCAAGCCGTGTTCCGTATGCGGCGTAGTGAAGAGTGGTCGCCGAAAGATACCGCATATCGACCCGGTGGTTTGGCACAGCCAGAGCAGGAGCCTGTGGCTTGGTTGCAGTTCAAAGAAAACGAACCACCTGTTGTTGCACCACGAAATTTGGGTACGCCTGTGTTTCTTGGTATTCGAGGTGGTTTAGCGCACGATGCAGGAGAAAAGCCATGACAGAACGTGAAGCATTGAAGCTGGCGCTTGAGGCGTTGGAAATTCTTGGTTGGCAACCCACCGAAGAAGCCATGGACTACCGAGACAACGCCATCGCCGCCATCAAAGAAGCCTTGGCAGGAGCCGAAGGCGAACGACAGCCAGAGCAGGAGCCTGTGGGTCAATTATTGGAAGACGCTTTTGGTCGTGGTCAAGTTATGTGGTTCAACAAGCCAAAAGATGAATCAATGCTCTACACCACCTCGCCACAGCGCACATGGGTTGGGCTGACGGATGAGGAGATTGACCAAGGTTTATTGCGGTCTGACTATGCGTTACAGACTGCACACGCATGGCGTGCAGGAGTCGTGTTTGCTATGACTCAACTCAAGGAGAAGAACACATGAAGTTC